GTAGTAAATGATTGAGTTTGTGTTAGTGTTTATGATGGGAATAAGAGTAGTAGACCAAACACAAACATTTGAAGACATAGATAGATGCTTGTACTTTGCAGAAAGATTACATGCACAACCTTCAATACCACAACAGGAAGGACCTAATCTACAGATAACAGCATATTGTAAGCCTAGAAGGAAAAGATAATGTTAGCAGAACTCGCAGCAGCAAATGCGGCTTTCAGTGTAATTAAAAATTTTGTAAGTAATGGAAAAGAACTTACAGGCTGTGCTAAACATATATCTGATTTTGTATTTGCTAAAGAAGAAATAGAAAAGAAAGCAAAGAAACAAAAGTCTAAAGGTGTAGGTGGTAGTGATTTAGAAGAGTTCTTGGCTTTAGAAAAGATAAAGCAACAAGAAGATGAACTCAAACAGATAATGATTTACGCAGGTAGACCCGGATTGTGGCAGGATTGGCAAGAGTTCCAAGCACAAGCTAGAAAGTCAAGACGTTATCAAGAAAAGATGGCGGCTAAACGTAGAGAAGAAATAATAGAGTATGCAGGTTATGGTATAGGTTTTATTATTATAGTGTTCTTCGCAGGATTAGCGGCGTGGGCAATAGCTAAGTGGACAGGTAGATTATAACCCCATGTATAGGCATCTGCACTTTGCAAGAGAATGTCTGCATAGGATGCCACAGAACAATAGAAGAGATTAAAGAAGCATATGAAAGCATCACAAAAGTCACTAGTAAATTGGACAAAGCAAAAGTGGAGAACTAAGAGTGGCAAACCTAGTACACAGGGGTCAAAAGCTACCGGTGAACGTTATCTACCTGAAAAAGCAATTAAGGCTCTTTCTAGTTCTGAATACGCCGCCAGTTCGGCTGCTAAACGCAAAGCAACTAGAGCAGGTAGACAAGTATCTAAACAGCCCAAAACGATTGCTAAAAAAACGGCGAGATTTAGATGAAAAAAGAAGAATTGTACTTAAGCTTGGCGAAGCCGCTGCTGAAGCTAGGAAACTATCTATTCAACAAGCACGTGAAAGCTCTAAGAAAAAGACAAGAAAAAGAAGGCACTAGGAGGTTATAATGTTTACAGCACTTATAGGACCTATAGCTAATCTAGCTAGTTCATGGATGGACAGCAAAGTTGAAAAGGTAAAAGCTGATGGTCAGGCTAAAGTTGCACAGGCTAAAGCTAAAGCAGTTGTTGCAGAGAAAGTTGCTACAGGAGAAGTAGAGTGGGAAAAGTCTATGGCAGATGCTACTGATAATAGCTGGAAAGATGAATTTGCCTTGACAGTTTTACTTTTACCTGCTATACTTGTATTTATACCTAGCATGACAGAATATGTAAGAGTAGGCTTTGAAGTATTAAATACACTACCTGAGTGGTATCAGTATCTTTTATTTATAGCTATTAGTGCATCCTTTGGTATTAAAGGTGCAGGTCAAGCTATGAAAATTATGGGGAAGAAATGAACTTAATAAAACTACAAGATGAATTAGCTAATGACGAAGGAATTAAATACGAAACATACTATTGCTCACTTGGGCATTTAACTGGAGGAATAGGTCATCTTATTACAGAATGGGATACAGAATATTATGACCAACCTGTAGGAACTAAAGTACCTAATGAGCAAGTTAATGATTGGTTTGAGAGAGACATTAAAACAACTATAAACGATTGTAACTTATTGTTCTCTCAATTTGATAATCTACCTGAAGAGATACAACATGTATTAGCTAATATGTGTTTTCAATTAGGTAGACCTAGATTATCCAAGTTTAAGAACATGATTGCTGCAGTACACGACTTGGACTGGGAACGAATGGCAGACGAGATGGAAGACAGTAATTGGTTTCGTCAAACACCTGAGAGAGCAAAGAGATTAATTACTCGTGTTGACAGACAATTTGCAAGGGAAAGTATCGCATAATGAGTAGAGAACTAACTGAAAGACAACAAAAGTTTCTATCTGTTTTATTTGATGAAGCAGGTGGGGATGTAGTACAAGCTAAGTTACTTGCAGGTTATGCTACAAGTTCTAGTACTACTGACATAGTTAAATCTCTAAAGGATGAGATACTAGAAGCTACACAGTTGTTTATGAGTAGGAACGCACCTAAAGCTGCAATGGCTATGGTGGGTGGTCTATATGACCCTACTGAGTTAGGTCTCAAAGATAAGATGATGGCAGCAAAAGAATTACTAGACAGGACAGGCTTAGTGAAGACAGAAAAGATGCAAGTAGAAAGCACAGGTGGTGTTATGCTATTACCTGCAAAGAATGATGGATAGAAGTGTAGGCAAGTGGAAGTTACCACAACCGACAGATTTAAAAGATGAAGAACAAAATGAATGGATACAGATACCACGTATAGCTAGGACTGTTCCGTTTGGATACAAGTTAAATGAAGAAGACCCTGATTTACTTGACCCAATACCATTTGAACTAGAAGCCATAGAAATGGCAAGAAAGTATATAAAACAATATTCGTATCGTGAAGTAGCTAATTGGCTAACAACTAAAACAAATAGAGTTATATCACATGTGGGATTGAGGAAACGATTAATACATGAAAAACAACGTAAGGACCAAGCTAGAACTCTCCGAAAGTGGGCAGCTTATGCCGAGAAAGCAATCGAGAAAGCGAAAGCCATCGAAGAAGAAAGAACAGGTGCAAGAGCCTAAAATACAGGAAATCGCAGATGTAGAAGCAGTACCTGTAGAAGAACAGAATGTAGTATTTAAACCTAATGTAGGACCTCAAACAGAGTTTCTTGCTGCAGGTGAGAGAGAAGTTTTATATGGGGGAAGTGCTGGTGGTGGTAAGTCGTATGCCATGTTAGCAGACCCTTTACGTTACATGGGTCATCCATCGTTTAGTGGATTACTATTAAGACATACAACAGAAGAACTTAGAGAACTTATATTTAAA